GGGAGGCTATTATAGGGAGTAATAACACAGTAAACACATACTGAACCTGTTAAAAACTATTTTTCATACATGTGTTTTTAGCGAGTAATTTCCATCGCTTTTCACTAATTGTACACAAATCTGCTATCTTCAATGCCATTCGTAGACTCATTTCACGTAACTCATTCTTATGCTTCTCCATGAATGCTATGATTTCTTTTCCCTGTTTGTCACTCAAGTTATAATCATTAAATAATTCGCCTGTTTCTGCGATTTGTCTTACACGTAATAATTTATCACGCATTGTATCTAATGTCAAATCCAAATAATGGCATCTACTCTGTAATGCTTCTAAATGGTCTTGTAATTTTTTACTTCGAATATGATTAAATTTTAGATTAGTAATGAAAATAACTGAACCTTCAAAGTCGAATGAATTAGGGATTCCTTCCCTACGTAGTAAGTGACTATCAGCATTCCAACATACTCTACGTTTCCTTCCACTATCAAGAGCCGCTTTAAGTAAGTTTAAACTTAAATCATCTTGTAGTACTACATCACAATCATCAAATACGAGTACATGCCCACTAGCAGAATGTTTGTACAATGTACTGTACAATCCAAGTGGAGTCATTGCACCTTTGACTACTTCATATTTTTGGTCAACTGCGGAAATAACATCAAACATACTTGCTTTTTCAAGTTGTTTCTCAACGCCATATGATTTTCCGATTCCAGGAGGCCCCGATACAATCATTGCTTTAATATCTTGTGAAATAGAAGCGTTTGTCATTTCTTCTAAGATAGCGAAACGTTCGGAAATACGAGTTATTACTTGAGTGTCAGATTCCCGTTTCGGCTTCGGCTTCGGCTTAGTTGATATTGTTTTTATAGAGGGTTTAGAAACCTTCTTTATTCGTTGTTTGGATTTTCTAGGTTTAGAAACCTTAATGTTGCCATCTACGTATTTTAAATTACGTTTAGTAACTGTTATGCGTACAGTTTTTTGACCATCGCCAATATTTTTAGTTGGCTTGACAAGAATAAATGACCCATTTTTACTTACATCATTCGGTAAACCCCTAACCAATTCAAATGTTTTATTGGCGATTGGTGTACTTCGATATGCCCCTTTACGTACTAGTACCTTTTTCATATTACTCCCTACAAGTGTTATTAACTTACGTATTATACACTATACAAGAAGAAAAATTTTTTATATGTTAAAAAAAAATACCACCGAAGTGATATTTTTTTCCCACAAACTTACAATATTGAGTATTTATAGTGTGGTTGTTGCGTCAATTGCCCAATCACATGCCATTACGTCTGAGTCACTAAGGTCAATATGCCAAGCACCTATTCGTGTTGCGTCATCAGAATCCTTAATGAATTCCACACCGTTAATGGTTATACCAGAATTCATATCTTTTGAACCACGATGAATCCATTCGTAATTACTTGATGCATCTTCCTCAGTTAATGCAGGAATAACAACACCGTCATTCTTCGACGTAAGCTCAGCATGTGGCGCTGTGTTGAAATTTGCACTTAATGCAACAACTGTAACATCGCCACCACTTACTGATATTGAACTAGCAATATCACCACTCAATGTTTGGTCAATATCAAATTCGAATAACGCAACAGGGGTGTTTGTATCTCCCATAGGAGAAACCGCCCCGTTGAATACTTCAGTTCCATTGAAACTAAACACAACTGTCGCATTGTCAGTTGTGTACCCTATGAATTTAACTGTTCTATTTGCCATTTTTTATTAATCCTATAAAAATAATTTACTATATCGTATGTATTTATGATTTTTTTATCATTTCGTAATAATGATTATTCCACGCATCGTTGTAATCTACATCATGGTATTCTTTGAAATATGGCCCACCCAATGTGTAATGAATCAATTTTGGTAACTTGTTAGTGGGTTCTTCCTCACCGACGAGAAAATTCCACTCTAATGGAATGCTCCCTATTTCATCATCATTGTTTAGCCACTTGAATTGATGCAGGAACATACCACTCTCATTACTTACTACTTTCGGCGTAAGTTTCCAACATTTTGCATTATTGAACATCATAACACTAGACCAATTCTTTTTCTCGTACTTTGATTGTTTTTGATTTAGGAACTTCGTACTAGTACTCGGAGTGTATTCATGTTTTGTACACATTACTGCGTATCTGTCATCGCGTAAATTCCATAATTCAGTAATATCAGAAGTAACTAACATATCACAATCTAGAAATATTGACCATCCATTATAATCACTAAGATGCGGTGTTAGGAATCTAGTCATTGAAAATTCAGTTGATTCGTATCCTTGCTTTGGCTTATTGTATAAATCTTTAATATGTTGCTTAGCGATAGGAATAAACGATACAGGGCTTGTGCTATGCTTTAGGATACTATGCGTTAGTACATGCCATGCTACTGTTTCGTTTGAATCATACCCTATAAAAACTTTAATCATTTTTTATACCGTTCTATATCTGCTTCATTGCATTGTGTACCGTACTGTATTTCTATAATACGTACTGGCTCGGCTGTATTATTGCTTAACCTATGCCATGTATCTATATGCACTATCAACTGCTCATATACTTTGTAATCGCGTTTTGACAGTAATTGTGGGTTATTACCCTGTTCTACTGTAGCAACGCCCTCGGACACAAACCAAAACTCACTACGGCGTTGATGTTTTTGCAAACTTAAACTTTTCCTCGGCATAACAGTAAGTTCCTTAACCTTGTGTGTTTCGTCGTTGTGTATTACTCTGTAATAGCCCCACACACGTTCTGTTTTTGGTGCCATCCATTCTTGTAATATCCACGAGGACGAATTCTTTTTGTTTGTTCCGCCGACACCAAAATGAAACTTAACGTCTATCCATTTTCCGTAATTAGCACAGTCCATCTCTGGAATGTTTTTGTCAGTTCTGTCACCGCCATTAACGAAGTTAATAGTTGTGCCGTGATGCAAGCCTGCAGTTATTGCTATTGCATCACATGCGGTGTCGTCTGCATCGTCGAATACAATTACATCACTTACACCTTTAATGTTGCGTAGTATTTCAACACGTTCTTCCAACGGCATAAACGCTCTGCCTTTTTTACGTGCTAACCATTCGTCACTATTAACAGCAACTACAAGTTTGCCGAACTGTTGTGCTTCTCTTATGTAAGCGAGGTGTCCGCTATGTATTGGGTCAAATCCACCTGTTATTAGTGCTACTTGCATATTATTGCCCGTACCAAATGTTACTATAATCGAGCCACGGAAGAACTAAGTCTTCGCGTTTCATGTACCCGTATTTATCAACACTATCTGCACCTGTTTTTGGCAATAGCCCTTTGTCTGCTAAATCATACCACGATGTAGTTTTAGGGTTTAGCGGCGCTATGTCGCTTTTATAAACAATTACTTTAATCCAATGGCTATTAACTTGTTGTTGGAAAAACCCTGATTCACAGTCAAACCCACTTACTGCTAACATATGAATTAAACTATCTAATGTATAGTTATAATAATGGTGGCTTGGTTGCGAGCATGCTAACTTATTGTATTCTAGGTTGGTTGTACTTGGTACATTTATTACTAACATACCACCCTCAGTAAGCATATTGTGCCAATTACTTAATGTTAGTAATGGATTAAGCGCATATTGGAAACTATCATGACAATACAATACATCAAATATTTCATTCGTTGGCGTTTCGAAGTCGTGTTGCTTGTATGTAATATTATCGTTATGAACTAATATCTTTTCGTGTGTGTCGATGCCTGTGCAATTGATGTTTAATGGAATAACAACATCATCGTCTTGCAATGTGCGTGTTGACCACCATTCTAAATCCAATGCTTCTAATCCACATCCTATGTCACACATACTATCAACACTTTCCATAAAATCTGGATAAGCATATAGCAACTCAAGTGTTTCTAGGCTATGTTGGTGACTTTCTTGTGCTGAACTAAAACTCATTTTATTAACTCTAGTATATGGTTATGCTTTGTGATTCTATGTACTGACGCTAACTTATCTAAAAGTTGCATATTATTACTTATGCGTTGCCATAACTTAACCCTCAGTTTGTTAAGTTCTTCATTGGTAGGATACGTGTTACAAAACCCGTCAAGAACATTAACAACTGCGTCCATACGTTCACTTTCATCGTCTATTAAGTCATAACTATGGTCGATAATATCATCAAATACATCAAACCCTAAATCCCTGACAGTCTGCACTGTGTTGGGAACAGCAAACCACAAAGGCATTTGCCTATACGCAAATGCCTTGAATGTTTTTTCTGTTAGAAATATTTCTCTCCAACTGTCAGCGTCAGTCTGTGAACTTGTTTCCGTTATTACATTAACCATACATTCGAAGAAGTTCACGTTGGTATGGAAATGTTGTTCAGAATCACTATCAATCGTTCCATCAACTAATATTGGCATTTTGTACGGGTGAAATGCTTCTTTTAAACCATGTAATTCACGTAACCACTTATTTGGGTGACTACCACAACTAATAATATATCGGTGTTTGTCGAAGGTGCTTAGCAATTTTTTAGTAAACCTCGCACGTGTAACTGATGCTCTTCGTTGCAACGAAATGAAGTGTTTATTGATTGCTATATTCTCCCAATCAATACTCATTGCACCAACGTGCTTCACAAACCCACAATGTGCAACCATGTGTTCAGGGAAGCATATATGTCGATATGCCGTAGATATAGCAGTTGATATATTAAACAATACACGTACTTCTAGGTTAGGAAAGGATGCACTAATTGCATCCATCATTATTTCTATGTCGTTGGTTCCAATTCCCTCGTTTGTACAATCAAATATACATAATTTATGTATATTTACATTCTCGGTGGAAATTTGGGATTCGAATAATTGAAGGAATTTTCCTTCTCTAATTACACCAAAGTCGTTATCCCATATGTTGTAGATGGGGATACCATTTACGTATCTAAACATAAATCTACTAGATGCCATTAAACTACTACATCTTCCATACCAGCAGTACGAAGTTTAACAATATGGCCAAGTTGCCATTGTTTAGTATCCAATCCTTTCATAATACCCAACCACCGATTTCGCAACAAGGCAACTTCATTAATAATCAATTCAAAATCAATTACTTCATCTTCCCCATCTGCGTACTTTTCGGCATCTCTACTACTCAACGAACGTGCGTATGATTCCAAATATATTTTGAAGTGCTTTCGCCTAATACGACGTAACTCAATATTGAGGTACTCTAATACTGCTTCTATTTCCTGTAACTGATAGAATCGTTGTTCGGTGATTCCAGGTAACTCTTTGATATTAGTTTCGACATGACCATTGAGGATTACTTCACCCTTTGCTTCATTCAATTGTTTATTGTAATAATCAATAAACGGTGGAATATTTGCTAGATTGCTGGTTACTTTAGAATACCACATTCGGTCTAGTACTCGTCTTCGTCATCATCTTCGCTATATTCATCGTAGTTATCATCAACATCGACATTAACATCCACGTCATAGTCTATCAATGCTTTTTTAACATCTTCGTTGGTGGTCGCATCTGCAATCTTCTCACCTGCAATACCGTTCTCAATTAACACAGCAACGAAGTCATCTGCCGCACCTTTGACATCAACGATATGTTCTTGCATTGCTTCCCATATTTCCAAATGAATTTCAAGACTCACTTTCTATCTCCTGTGCCAAATCGCCATCAACTTCCATTGTTTCGATATTCTCGATAATTTCATCATCGGCAATAGCATCTACTCCAAGTGCTTCTGCACTTATATCCTTCATTAGAATATCCAATGCACCGTCTGTATTTTTTTCCCATGCCTTACGGAACATAATAATTTCTTCACCTTCTTCTGCACCTGTAGGAAGATACTTCAAACGATTACCTTGCTTAACTAGTAACCCACGCTTCTCCGCTAAATCAGTTAATCCACTGTACGGGTTCATACCCGTTTCATATGGAATTTTAACTTGTACTGCCTCGAATGGCTTAGCATAACGTGTTTTCATTACTTTACACGCCGCTCTAATACCTTTAACCTCGGTAACTTTATTACCATCTTCATCTTCTTTTAGTTTAAGTTTGCGCATCGCAATAACAATAGACGAAGCGTAAATAAATCCTTGTCCACCACTAATCTTATCATCTGGGTCAAACATATCCTGACTTGCATAAGTGTGGTTAGTGGCAATAATACCGACATTGTACGCACCAATCATGTTAACTGTATTGCGCACCAATGATGTCAGTGCTTTTGGTTTACGTCCTAAATCACCCTTCATATCACCTGCTTCGAACTGCTTGACATCAGTTGGTGTTAATAACATACCCAATGAGTCAATGACAAATAGTACTTTAGGTCGGTCTTCTTCTGCCATTGCTTTGTAGTCAATCATGAACGTACTAATAGTCTTAGCAACATCATCAATCATACATAAACTAAGTTTTAATAATTTAGCAGGGTCTGTATCAACACCAAGTGCTTGTAACCATGATTCATCTAGTGCATTCTCTGAGTCAATTAGCACAACAAAAATATCTTGTTCTTGTGCATTCTTAATGATATTCCCTGATGCAAAGTACGACTTACCTGCACCAGACTCACCTGCAAATACAGTTACTTTACCTAGTGGAACACCCTTATTAAAGTCACCCGATATAAGATAATTCAATGCGTAATTACCTGTTGAAATCCAATCAGTTGGGTCATGAAATCCGATTGATAATCCGTCGATTGATTTTGTTATACTTTTTCTAAATTTACTTACGTCAAATGGCTTGCCCATTGATTTCTCCTTGTTATGTTATATATGTAATGCAATATACTTTTCCCAATACGTGCTAACTAATTCATCGTTATAATCATCAAATTTTAGATATTGGTACAATGCTAAGCAATTAGATATAAATTTACCACCAGCATACGCAGGAAAGTGCATTATGATGCAATTATTAGTTTTCATATTTCTTTAAATGCTCCATGTATCGTTTACTAAAGTAGTGGTCGTAGTTATACTCTATTGTATCTTGTTCCATTAAATACAAATCATTCCAATCATGGATTGATAATTTAGAAAATTTCAAAATCATCTCCATCATTTTGATTATTCGTTCGATAGGGTTTTGTATGCTATCGAACGAATAATCGAATATTTTGTTATATTTTTTAAACCCGTAGTACTTCTCCAAAAAGAAATGCCAATTTGGCTGAGCGTAACTTACAAACAACCCACGAGTAACAATACTATACAAGAACTTTTCGGTCACAAACGGATAATAACTAGTAGACATTGTTTCACTAACTATATGTACGAAACTTTCGGTAATCTTTGTCTCTAAATTAGATATGTTATTAGCATGGTCGTACCTCGTATAATCAAATGAATACAATGTATTTAAAAACTTATCATTATCCGAAAGGAACTTACCGTACATACGTTTTTGTGTGCTAGATAAGCCCAAATTCTCTAACTGACCGTTTATTTGATTATATGTGTTCTTGAAATTTTTGCTTGAATAATTACTATCAAAAATATCAAATTTTTCCATCATTGATGTTAGTAGTTGCCTACTAACATGAGGCGAACCATTAAAACTGCATACAAAATTTTTATATTTTATTTCCGGATGTATATTATAGTCAATGAGTTGGTCCAATATCTGAAAGTGTGTCGAGTTATATAAGGAAAACTGTAACTTTAATTTTTTATATCGATTGCGTAATTCATCGGTGATAATATATTCAGTCTCTATTATTCCTTTGAAATTTAATATTTCTAGGTAATTTAGTAAACTGTTATATAACCCTACGTCGAACCCACCCATATGGTCGGAAATAATAAGAGACCTAGACTTTAAAATTTCATCATCTAGGTCGCCATTTAGTATACGTTTATAATCTCTGGCGAATACAAACATATCTAAATATTACGCGTTCTGTCTTGCTCTGATTTGTGCAAGAATGTCAGCAGCCTTGTCGTTAGACGCAGGTGCAGTAACAGCAGGTTCAGTTTTAACTTCAGTTGCACCTTTAGGTGTTTCAAAAGGTATATCAGCACCTACAGCAGATACGTCAGCAACAGGAGTTACTACATTCACAGTACCTTCAGGCTTATCAACACCCCATGGACGGTAATAGTTACCCCATTTCTCTACGTCGTACTGCTGACCATCAACACTTGCTTCAAACATTTCATGCATAATCTTCAATGTGTTTGCATCAGGCATTGGTGGTAAGTACGTAGATAAGTCAGTCAAACCGTGTGTTGCAATTGATGCTTGCTCTTCATCAGTCAATGCAGTTTCCTTTCTTGACCATGTACTAGTACCATAGTCAGCGTATTGCCCCTTTTGAGTCTTAGCAATTCTAAAATCCAAACCATTAGTAAAGTCAGTTGGTAAATCTTCCATTTCTGGGTCCATTAAACTTGCCTTGATGATGTTGAAAATAGAAGGACTAATCATGAACTTGCGAATTGGATTCTCAGGTGCATTATCTTCGTTCATTGGGTCTGTGTGAACAAAACCGTGGAATACGTAAGTACGTTTCTTCCAATATTTACGACCCATATCTTCCAATGATTTATCTTTAAACCATGGTCGTACTTCCGCAAGAATTGGACACGGAATATCGGTGTCATACATTTCCATACATGGAACTTGAACCATTACGTCTTTTGAATCACCACCTTTAACACCAGCGAATGGTAATTTAATCATTGCACGCTCTACCCAAAAGTATGGATTTGCGTCGTTACCATCAGGTAAAAAACGAATAGTTGCCGATGAACCTTCGTCAATATTCCAATGTGGGTATATTAATCCACCACTTTGTTGATTACCGTTACTTGATGATTTGTTGTCTTGTGCCGCTAAACGGGCACGAATGTCTGCTAATGAAGCCATTTTATTTCTCCTATATAATATCTAAAAGACTAATACCCTTCGCGGATATCAGAATACGCTTATCTAACATAAGCGGTTTATTTATGATTTATCGTACTTTCGTATTATTAAATCAGTCGTTATTATATATAAGATTTTTTAACATAGAACATACAAAAGACCGAAATAAAGATTTCAGTCATTTCAATGATTGTCTAAGAAACTTGAATTTCTGATGGGATGATGTCACCAAATCCGTTGATGCTCATCCAATCGATGATTGTATCTCTCGCATCTGCTTCTGGATTTTCTGATGCTAATTCACCAAGGTTATCGAATAATGTGTCATCCCCGATAATATCATAAAGAACTTCGGTGGCATTGGTAGCATCAACCCCAACCGGAAGTTCGTTACTTA